GGTCGGAAACTGAACGACTTGGACAATTACAAACTGAGGACTGCTCGTTGGAACCTGTAGCAGAATACATGAAGCTCGTTAACGTCCTGATGGGTCAGGGCCGCAAAGATGAGGCCGTGACCGTTCTGAAGCACCAACTGGACGCTGACCCCCACGACTGGAAGGCCATCTTGGGGCTGGCCGAGATCGAATACATGAACGCCAATGCGGCGTGGTCGTCGCACATCTACGCCAGGGCACAACAGATCGCTGGCGCTCGCGGGGCTACTGAGATCGAGATGTCGGTGATCGTGAACGGCATCGGTCGAGGCCTGGATGACCTGGGCGACATCGAAGAGGCGCACGCCTGTTTCGCGCAGGCGCTGAAGCTGAACCCGGATGACCAGAAGTGTTTAAACAACGTCGGCTTGACCCTGTTTAAACTCGGTCACATCGAGCTAGCCATCGAGACGTTGGAGAAGGCGCATGAGATGGAACCGGAGCATCTACCGGCCCGCCTCAACCTCGCGATGGCTTACCTGAAGCATCAGGACTGGGCCAAGGGATGGCCGATGTGGCGTTCGTCTCTGGGTGCCCCGGATCGGCCTGTGAGGGCTGACCTGAACATGCCCACTTGGGTCGAGACCCTCCCGCCTGCCCCACGGGCCGCGCCAATCCCTGGAGAGATCCATATCGAGGTGGGTGGCACTAACGTGACCATCGAGGACGAGAGCCTCACGGTCGGGTCGGACGACTTCGACCCTTTCGAGGGCAGCGACGTGTCGTACAATTTCGGGCGCAAGCGCACGGTCGTGTACGGCGAGCAGGGCATCGGAGACGAGCTTCTCTTCGCGTCGTGTATGCAAGACATGATCGATGCGGAGGGGCCTGACTTCGCCCCGGTGATGGAAACGCAGCCCAGGCTTGAGGGTCTGTTCCGGCGGTCCTTCCCTGACGCCCACGTTTATGGCACCAAGGGGTCTGCCCCAATCTGGATGGATGACCTCAAGGACGTGGGGCAGAAGATCGCGCTGGGCAACCTCCCGACCGAGTTCCGAGCGGACGGGAACTTCCCCGGAACGCCTTATCTCATCCCCTGCCCGCATCGTGCGGCGGGTGCCAAGGCAATGCTTCGGGCACTCGACAAGGGCAAGAAGACGAAGAAGATCGGCATCGCGTGGCACGGCGGGACCATGACTACGGATTCGATGGGTCGGTCGCTGGAACTGAAAGAGATGATGGCGGCGTTCGAAGGCGTTAAGGGCGTGACGTTCATCAGCCTTCAGTATCGCGATTCAACGGTCGAGGCAGCACCATACGGCAACGTCCACGCCTTCCCCTGGCTCACATGCACCAGAGACTACGATGACGTGGCGGCACTTGTGTCCCAGCTAGACGCCGTCGTGAGCGTGGCTACGAGCGTCGTGAACCTAGCCGGTGGCCTTGGGGTGCCGACTTGGATCTTGACGCCTGACCGAGCGCCCTGGCGCTATCCTGACGGGGTCACGCATCACCCGTGGTTCGCGAAGAGCAAACTGGTCCGCAAAGTCGACGGCGTTTGGCCGATGCGGGACGCACTTGAGGAGGCTTTAAATGGCACTGGCAAGCTACAGCGATCTACAAACGGCGATGGCAAACGAGCTAGACCGCGACGATCTAACGGCAAAAATACCGGATTGGATCGCGCAGTTCGAAGCTCAGATCAACCGGGATCTCACCCATCGTGAGCTTCAGACTGAAGGCACGCTGACCATCTCGGCGGGGGACGGGTCAGTCTCTCTGCCGACCGATTACAATGCGGCTATCGCGGTGGCCCTGGAGACAACCACGGCGGTGATGCTAGAGCCGGTTACAATCTATGAGCTTCGGCAGCAATATCCGACATCGACGCAAGGCCAGCCGGTCAAGTACGCCATCCTCGGTGACTCGATGCACTTTCGGCCATACTCGGACGGCGGGGCAACGTCGATCACGATCTACTACTACACGGTCGTCCCGCCCCTCGCGTCGAACGACCCCAACTGGCTTCTGACCCAATACCCAGACATCTACTTGTACGGCTCACTGATGGGGTCTGCGACGTATCTGCACGACGACAGCCGGTTGCAGACTTGGATGGGCTTGTACGACCGTGGGATCGCGTCTCTGGAGGGCCAGGATGCGAGAGCGAAGTGGAACGGCGCACCGGCACGGGCGCAGCTTGATGTGGTCATCGTACCGTGATCGAGCAACCCGGCGCGCACTGGGATGTCTGGGCGCGGAGCGTTATCCGCACGCTGGTCCCGTGGATGCGAATTATCGAGGACACCAAGTTCACATTGGGCCAGATCCCGATGGTGAAGGCCTACACCGTATCTACACTTCCCAGTGCGTCTCAGTGGCCAAATGGTGTTATTATAGTCACAGACGAGGTGGGTGGCGGGCCGACACTTGCCACATCCGATGCAACCAATTGGAAGCGCGTGTCGGATGGCGCGACTGTCTCGTAGGAGAGTAATATGGCTGATACACCAACAGATCGCGGCTCATATCGGCAGCAAGGTCTCGGGGATCGTTTAAACACCTGGGGGCTGGCGTCAGGGATCAACGGCGCGTTCGTCTCGATGGATGAAGGCATCCACGGGGTCGAGACCATCGACCTGACCGGCAACGTCACCCTGACTACAACTCAGTATACGACCAATCAGGCACGTAACTTCGGCTTCATCCTAACGGACACCGGGAGTGCGCTTTCGGCCACCCCGGTCGTGACCATCCCCTCGGTCGAAGGCCGGTACGGGATCTGGAACGAGACTGGGCGTGATGTGAGCGTCGGCGTCTCGGGCGGCACTGCGGTGACGATCTCGGACGGCATGGGTCACCTCCTGATCTCGGACGGCTCCAGCACCAAGGATCTGACGGCTCGACGGCTCGACCAGATTGGCACCCCGACCGGCACCGTGTCTATGGGCAGTCAGATCCTGACCGGGGTCGGCACGGCTACCGGAGACAGTGACGCTGTCCGTTTGGATCAGATGACCACCGCGATTGCAAACGCGGGCGGGTCCGCCGCTGGCGGCACGGTGATGGTCACGATCAACGATTCCACGGCTCGGTATCTCGGTGCTGCAATCGAGACGGGTGACGGAATTACGGCGTCTACGCAGAACGCTGGCGCGGACGAGACCCTGAAGATCGAATTTGACATTCCGTCGATGACGGCCCTTGGTGCCGCCCCAGCCGCAGCGGATGCGCTGATTCTTTACGACGATGACGCTTCCGCATATCGACGGGTAGTGTACTCCAACCTCATTCCCAACCATGAAATAACCGACAGCATCACCGCTGGTTCGACGCAGACACAAGCCGGTGCGACGGCCCTGACGACCAAATTCAATCGGGTCACAGTTTCGGGTACAAATGGTGACGGCGTAAAACTGCCCACGGCGGTCGCTAATCTTGAGGTGGTAGTCATCAACGACGATGCGGCCCAGACGATACAAGTCTGGCCAAACACGTCAGACGCCATCGACGGGGGCAGCGCGGATGCCGTGGATGCGAACACGATTGCCGCTGGCTCCTCGCGGAGATATGTCGCGGTTGACGCAACGAATTGGTACACGGCTAGCGCGACAGAGTTTGATCCGGCAAGCCCCGGTGCCATTGGCGGCACCACGCCAGCGGCAGGCACATTCACTACGTTCACCAGTTCCGGCATAGACGACAACGCCACGACCGCACGCATGATTGTTGCGGATGTAGTCACATTGATCAACAAGCCGGTGACGGGCTTCACCACAGTCGGCCAACAATTGGAAAGTTCCGGCTTAACCTCGTTCATCGCAGACTCTACCGGCGTTGGCGTTTACAACCGCCTGACTAATGATGGCACCATCATTACCTTCATGGGCCAAACGGTGACCGAGGGGACGATCTCAATCAGCGGCAGCACGGTGAGTTATAACGGATTCATGGCGAGCCACTGGGGGCGTTTTGGGGATAATTCTCATCCAACGGTGCCGATTGGTACGGTCATGGAAAGCACCGGAGTTGGCTTAATTTGGCCCACCGAAGGCGACGTGAAGCATACCGAAGCAAAAGTCTCAAACGCCACCGCAAGTCCCGCTGTCTGCGGCACTTTCTTCGCTTGGGACGATGAGCCGGATCTACTCGACCGACCGGACTTTGATGCGTTGAACGACTTTTACTACGCCGCCGTGGGCCGCTCTTTGATCCGCATGGACCCGGCCAATCCAGCGCCGGTTCTTGGCGATCTGGTCGAGAGTGCGGGGAACGGGTTCGCGAAAGTCCAGGCCGATGACCTTCGCCGCTCGTCAACTATCGGCAAGATCCAGGGGGTCAAACAATCGCATGTAGAGCCGGACGGGAGTTATTGCGTCCCGATGGACTTCGTCTAATGCAAGTCAAGATCGCACCAGGGGTAGTCAAGGACAACAGCACCCTTGCGTCTGAGGGGCGGTGGTCTGACGCGGATAAAGTCCGCTTTCGAGATGTGGGTCAAGGCGGCTTGCCAGAATTGATGGGCGGGCAAGAGAGGGCCACCGAAGATGCAATCAATGGCAAGGCCCGCGCCCTGGTCACCTGGGACGACCTGCTAGGAATCAAGATAGCGGCCATAGGCACACACAAGAGCAAACTCGTATTCGTCGGTGGCGAGCTACACGACATCACTCCGATTGTGTCGAGCGGCGACAAGACCTCTTCTCCGTTGAGTGCCACCGCAGGACTCACTACCGTCACCGTCACATTTACAGCGCACGGGAGTACGGACGGGAGCCGGGTCCACATTCATTCTAGCGCAGCCGTTGGCAACCTGACCTTCGGCGCGGACGGCACTTACGCGACGGCACGTCTCACGGCGGCGGTCGGCAGCAACGTGGTCTACATCAAGCACACGTCGCACGGTAGGACTGACAGCGACTTCATCACTCTGGCTGGGACCAGTGCCGTGGGTGGTATAGGCACTTCCGACCTAGACGACACTCATCGGGCTATGGTCCTAACGGACGATGATCTGGCAATCCAGGTTCCCACGACAGCCACCTCCAGCGAGGTCGGCGGCGGTGCCCCAACCTATACCTACTACGACCGGTTCTCTGACCTGACCGTGGTTGACGACGACACAGTGACCATCGAGCATGGGGCGACGGCAAGCACCTCGACGGCGGGTGGTGGCACAGTGTCCATGCGCTTTGAAGAGGGCGTGGGACTAGAAAATGCAACCAACCAAGCAGGCTTCGGCACCGGCACGTACTCGCAGGGCTACTACAGTCTAACCAGCGCAGAGACCGACCTCCTCGCGAGGGTCTGGCATCTGTCGCCATACGGCCAGGAGTTGATCGGCAATTATGGCAAGTCCAAGCTGTTCCGGTGGCGCAACAACTGGAGCCAGTCGAGCAGCGCCGTGGGAGCCACTGACGCGCCTCAACAGAATTTGACCCACTGGGTAACCCCGGAACGCTTCCTCTGCACTGGCGGCACAGAAGACGCGGCTACATCGACCTTCAACCCGATGCTGGTCGCTTGGGCCACTCAGGAGGGTGGGTTCACGTCCAACGACTTTACTCCGGTCGCGACCAACACCGCTGGTGACTGGCTGCTCCAGGAAGGAAGCAAGATCGTTCGGGGCCTTCCCGCTCCCTTCGTGACGCTGGTCTTCACCGATTCCAGCCTGTACACCCAACAATATCTCAGAGACACGACCTTCGTCTTCGGCTTCCAGCTTGTCGCTCCGACAGCCGGTCTGATCGGCGCGAATGCGGTGGCACGTCTCCCTGATGGCCGAGCCGTTTGGCTCAGTATGACGCGGGACTTCTACATTTGGAGTGGCGGGGTGCCGCAAGTGTTGCCATGTCCGGTTCGTGAATGGATGCTGGATCAGGTGCCCTCTCAGCAGGAAAGCCTGATATTCGCTGGCATCAACAGCCGCTTCTCAGAAGTGATCTTCTTTTTTCCAGACAGCACCAACGAGTGTGCCAAATACGTTTGCTGGAACTATGCCGAGAACCACTGGACGACCGGAACCTGGGACATCACCGCCTGGGCGGATCGATCCACGCTGGAGTACCCGCTCGCAACCCACGCCGAAAATTTTTCGCTCCAATTCCAAGAAAAAGGGCACACAGACAACGGTAATGTCTGGTCGGGATACGTCGAAACGGCGAGCATGGACATGGGCGACGGAGAGGTGGAGGTGCGTATAAACGGGCAAGAGCCTGACATCCACGATCTCCAGGGCACAGTGGACCTGACCGTTTACACCAAGCATTACAATCAGGGGACGGAGAGAACGGTCAGCACAAATTCGGACGGCAACACATTGACCATAACCTCAGATACGAACCGTTTAAACTTCCGCGCCACCGGGCAAGTATTCCGGTTCAGGTACGCATCGAGCGCAGCGCCGAGCGCATGGCGGGTGGGCCGGATGCACTTCGACATGATGCCAACAGGGATGAAGCGATGACCCGAGACGAGAAACAGGCCGCTGCGTATTTGGTGAGCCAGACCCGGCCCCTGACGACAGCCGAGAAAAAGCAGATCAAGAAGCTGATCCCGTTTTGGGAAAAGATGGCGGGCGGGGCGTCCGTCATGGCCAAGCAGATGCTAGAACATTGCGACCGCCACCACCTCCGGTGACCAAGTGGCAGCACGCCGCTCCGCTCCTTGAGCGGGCGCTGGAGTACGCAGGCGGCACGCACACGGTAGCGGACATCTGGATGGCGTGTGAACAGAACCGCATGGCACTGTGGTGCGGTCACAAAAGTGTTATAATCACCGAGATTGTTGAATACCCGCGCCTCAAGGCGTGCCGGATCTTCTTGGCGGCTGGTGATATGACCGAATTATTGGAAATGGAAACGGCGGTAGCGGACTGGGCCAAGAGCGCAGACTGCAATCGTATGGAAGTCATAGGCCGTAAGGGCTGGAAGCGCGCGTTGAAGGGTTCGGGATACACCGAGCCGTCGACCATACTGACGAAGGAGATAGGCCATGAGTAAGGGCGGCGGAACACAGACCTCTACGAGTGATATTCCAGCGGAATATAAACAGTTTGCTAACGAATCGCTAAGTTTGGCGGGGACCATCGCCAATACTCCGTTCATACCCTATCAGGGCCAAAGAATCGCCGGATTCAATGCAGCCGACCAGTCGAGCTTCGACCAAGTCGCCAGCTTGCCGGGTCAGGTCCAGCCGTCTCTCGACTCGGCTAGGGGGGTCTACGATCAAGCCGCGAGCGGCGGGCTAGGGCTGTCATCGAACAACGTGGCGGCGGGTCAGGTGACCGGGCAGACCGGCGCGCAAAATATGTCGCGGTACTCCAATCCATACGAGCAGCAAGTCGTCCAACAGACGATCTCAGACATGGGCCGTGCCAACCAGATCAACCAGAACCAGTTGAACGCGACCGCCGCTGGCGCGGGTGCCTTCGGCGGCTCCAGACATGGCGTGGCCAACGCGCAGATGAACCGAGATCACCTAGATCGCGTAGGTGCGGCAACCAGCGGTCTTCGGGCAGGTGGCTTTAACACAGCAGCAGGGCTGGGACAGACGGACGCCAGTCGTTTTGGCCAGATCGACACGGGCAACGTGGACAGAACCCTCTCAGCGGCACAGGCCGACGAGCAGCGGCGTTTAAACACCGAGCAGTACAACAACAGCCTGATGATGCAAGCCGCTCAAGGTCAGCAAAGCCTCGCCCAGAGCCAACAGAACCTCGGCCTAACCCAGGCGGGCGCAATGGGGGCGATAGGACAGCAACAGCGTGCAATGGATCAGACGAATGCTGACCTCGCATACGGGGACTGGATCGAACAAGCAAATGATCCAATTTCAAAATTGAGCGTTCGGCAGGCTGCACTTGGCATGACCCCTATGGGGTCCATCCAAAGAACGCCTGTGCAATCGAACGCGGGCGGGCTTCTGAGCGGCGTCGGATCGATCATTGGCGGCATGGCCGCGTTCGGCGGATGCTATGTCGCCCGCGAGTGCTTCGGTGAAGACAACCCGATATGGCGCGTCTTCCGCTGGTGGATGTTGAACGATGCCCCGGTGTGGTTCCGCAAGCTGTATCTGAAGCATGGCGAGGCCTTCGCCGGTTGGATCTCGGATAAGCCGCGCATCAAGGCGGTGATCCGCCGGATGATGCTCGCGACGCTCGACAGCCATTATCGCCAGGACGATCCCGTTCGGGCTTGGATTGGAACGTGACATGCGGGGACTTCTCCAACCGCCGCAGAGTTTAAACGGCCCGATGAGCGTCCGCGACTACTACGCGGAGCAGATGCGTAACATGCTCGCACAAGACCACCGGCCTAAGCCGATTGGGATTGAGCAGCCTCAGATGGCCAAGGACGACCTTGGCGGTGGCATGGACGACTTCGCAGAGGCGATGAAGCAAGTCGCCGCGATGAAGACGCCCACCGACCGGATGTTCGACGGCATGACGGCTGACGAGCTTGATGCGCTGTACACGCCCTATGGGTCGGCCGGGGACTACGCGGGTGGCTACAGTATCGGGTCGGGACCGAATCTCGGCTTCGGCGGGTATCCTCACAACGGCCCGTTTTGAATTAGGAGAGCGATATGCGTGGACGAGGTCTATTCTCCCAAGGTGGCGGCGGCGGGTTGCTCCAGCCGGTCGGCCCCAACGCCGTTCGTGCGGCTGGTCAGCAATCACAGATGGCTCTCTTGCAGCGCGGTCAGGCACCCCGGCCCATCCCGGCCAGCGGTGGCGGGCGTGGCGGGAGCAATCTCGGCGCGGGACTGCAAAGCCTCGGAGCGGGCCTCGGCAAGATCGGCGCAGCGCGAAAGAAGGCGCAGAAAGAGGCAGAGGCCCAGGCGCGTATTGAAGAGGTGAGGGGCGTGAACCAGCGTGCCGTCCAGGCATATAACGAAGGTATCCCGGCGTGGGAAAGCCCCGACAAATACATCTACCAAGAAAGACAGCCGAATGACTTGCTGGATCTTAATTCAAGAGAGGTGGCTGCGGGAATCAAGAGCGGTGAATTAGCGTACCCCTCTGGGGATGGCGAGGGTTCCCCTCCTACGATGAAAGAGCAAGGCGACCGCTTTTACGGATCGAGACAAGACCCCGCTAAAGACCCCACCCTTATCCGCACCCTTGACGCAAGGAGAGAACAGATCCCGGCGGTCCCTCCAGGGGCACGGGCGGCGGGCTTGGTCCTCGGCGGCAACCCGCTCACGGCTGACAAGGCCCTGCCGTTCTTCCAGAAAGCAGATGAGGCTGACTTGGCGGCAGAAGAGACGGCCACTGCGGCGGCGAAGATCACCTCAGACCTAGAGACCCGACGCGAGGCGATCCGGGGTCAAATTGAAGCCAACCCGGATGTGTTCCCCCCCTCGTCTATAAAGGGGCTTGATAGCGCCCTCACGTCTGAAAAGGGCATCGAAGACGTGGAGAAATATGTAGACAAAAAGCTGCGGAATACCGACGACCCGAAGGAGACGTGGCGTCCGATGACGCCAGCCGAGAAAGAAAAATACCCCAACGCCAAAGACGGGACATTCCAGATCAGCGACACGTCAGGCCAGATCAGGAAGGTCGGGTCCGGTGGGATCAATATCTACCCGAATGGTGGCCCCGGTTCAGGTGCCAGTGGCGGGGGAGGGAAGGCCACCCCGGCTCAAGTCGCGACCGCAGCGGAGACGGGGACGCCCATCAAAGCACAAACATTTGATCCTCTAGCGGGCGTTGTTACTCCGCAAGCGAGAGACCGCATCGTCGCAGATCTTGGCAAAAAGGAGCGGGCATGGGCGGAAAAGGAACGTGTTCGGGCCTCTAGCGCAGATGAAGATCTCGCACAGATGATAGAATTTGAAGAGCTTATGAAGAGAGAGGGGACTGGATCGGCGGTTGACATCGCGGAAGAAAAGTCTGGGGTCTTCGTGAAGCGCAATTTCAATAAAGACAACGCTAGAATGCACACTATTGTTGCTAAAAGGGTGCCTGGACAGAGGGTTGCGGGGTCAGGCACTACATCCGACAAAGATATGGAGCTTTACGAAAGGGCGGAACTCAGTGTCTCCGTCCCCTCGGAAGCAAACGCCATGCTGATTGCGGCACGTCGCGCACTTATCCAGCGAGCGGAAGACTACGCGGCTTACAGGCGGCAGTTTTATGC